CCTGACAGAGCTGAAACATGCTCACTATATTTTAATCCTTACGCAATCTCAACCTTATTGGAAACGCCTAAATGGCGTCCCTCAATTGAGAGGCAGTAAGGAGTGCGTCAGAAGGATTAGCCCCCCTCCCGGGGGTCCAGGCTGTTGCTAATAGCCTGGAAGGATAGGTCATACCCCCATCTTGACCAAACAACCCGTACCTCGGTTTCCACGTTCGCCTCCACCTCCCCTCACCAGAAGAGGGCCAGTGACACTGGGATCACTCCCAACGTATGGACAACAACTTCTTATCTATTACAAGAGTTGTAAAAGAAGGTCGAGGAAGACGTAACGGTAACGCGAACCCTTGGGCTCCACAACTTATCACAAATCTGGTAAGCCATTACCTCACCAACAATCGGTGACAGTGGATGTGGAGTAGACCAAGGGCCGCGGCCGTCCTAATCAACCTCTAGTTCCTTTGGATAAGGAGCTGAGGAAGGACGTATCCGTGGGATACCTTCCGGTATCCCGAGGCCAAAGGTGTTCGATCCTCGGACTCGAATATTCTTCCACAGGCGGTAGAGATCGGAGAAGCGAGGTTCCAATTCTTTCTCGCGAGCTCGGCTGAGCTCAGCGATCGGAAGAGGAATTCTCGCCACCGAATTCTCTAGCTTACGTATCTCTTGATACATAACGGCAGAAATCTGCCGCGCCTGAAGAGAAATACCGAGCCGATGGAAATGGGTTATGGTATCACGGACTACCTGAATCCGCCTCTCTAAGACGACCAACTCAGCGTTGGTCCGGACGAGAATCCCTTGGATCACCGGGTCCACAGAGGCCGTAAACTCTGAAAAGAATACGTCTTTGTGTCGCCGATCGAGGACTTCCTCACATTGGTTGGTTAGCTCTATGAGCGAATCCATCCAAGGTGAGACCCACGTCGACGCCTCATCTCCCCAGATTTGGGGAAGCTGAGGACCACGGCAACCGACCCATTCTAGCCAGTTTGCCTTAGAGAAAGCGGTTTTAGAGTCAGGGTGGGTTATGATGACTATGAGAACGGCTAGGCGCCTAGGAAGGGATTCCCAGGTAGAACCTAGTCGAGCCATATTCTTCATTCCCACCCCGAATGCTGCCATTGCCTGAGATAATGAAGGAGTCCATCCAAGGTTTAACCATTGGCACATTGCGACACATGCACTCAGCGATTGCTGAGACATGAGCCACAAGTTCCATGGTAAACCAGAGACGTCCACTCCTGAGTGGTAAAATCTTTTCGCAAATTCACCTGATTTGTTCGTACTAATCAGTGATTTTGCTAATCCGATATCAACACCCAGGATTTGCATCACCCTCAGGTAGTGCTTCGCGACATCCTCATTCCCAATGATGATGTCGTCACCAAGGACAGCATAGTCCTTGAACCAGCCATCTTCCCCTGCTCTAAAAGCAGCAAACTGAACTATCGCATGATGCGTAAATGCTAACATTGCCCAAGACGAGTAAGCCCCCATGGGCTGGCCAACCGCGTACCGGTAACGCGATGATTCATCATAAAGATAAATCGGATCGTCCGGACGATCCTTGACCGATGGTAGAAGCGCGTATTCGCGATCTACCAACAGGGACTTCCAGGCCTGAGCAAAGTTAGCATTAAACATCACCGCCAGGATCGATTGCTGGATCCGCACTGGAAGCCGATCCGTCGCTGCAGATAGATCAAAGCTAGCTAAATACCCAGTTTTGTTCCGTTTGATCAAAGCCTTAACAGGCTTATGCTGATCAAAAGTACCATCACTAGGTATCTCTTTTAGCATAGCAAAGATACTATCATGCAGAGGCTTCAGGGCAACCTGACTCCAGTAATCGACCATGGCAAACACACGAACCTTACCCGCAGCTTCTAACTTGGTAGCAAGCCTCCCGGCGAATGGATACCCCGTGGGGTCATATGACGCCACGGCCTCCATCTTCGTCCAAAGAGACTTGGTTCCCTCGTATTGACCGCAATAATGTAAGTACCACGGGAGAGACTCTCCCCAATTGGGAGGGATCTCACGGCCCTTATGCTTAGGGCCTGGTACATGCATCGCTCCGGTCACCCAAATGTAAGCCGCCCAAGCCCTAGATGAGAAAGAACTCATCTGGGGTTTTGAGCAGGCTCCACTCTGGGCAAGAGCGAGAAGTTCCGGTGCAGGTAATAATTCAGGGTTCATCCCTTTATAGTTCTCATCGGTTACACTCTCTACCCCCTTGAAGAAGTGGTCTTTTAGCCACGTCTCCCAGGAGGAGAGAAATGCAACCGAGAGTTCTACTCCAGGACGAGTAATGGTCTCCGTCTTGATTTCCGCCGGGTATTTCAGTACCCGGAAGAGCCCAAAGAGGGATAACCACAGTCGAAGAAGTTGGTCGTCTCCTCGTCTTATCCGGTGGCGATGTAACGCAGGTATAACCCGCGGTATACCGCTCCGTGATAAACCGACAAACGCCCCAACGTCCCGACTGTCCTTCTTCGGAGCACCACCAGTGGCTGTCATAAGACAGACATTGGCAGCTTTTAACCACAAGACCAGACCCTTCTGACCTCGGGTTCTATAAAGAAGGATCACTACCTTAGAAAAGGAGTAAATGGCTCTGAGTCTATCCCGCGTCATCCCTCCGACTGCTAACCGCGTTATGCTAATGCACAACGCGATTAGCCGTTGCTGCGACGTTAAACGCAGCCGCCTAGTCAAGCGTGCTACACCTCTTATCTTACTCTGGCGAGTCATCGTCAAGAGACGGACAAGTAGGTTTAACATGATTAATTTTTAATAATTAATCCGTTTGACCGCTTCGGTATGCTCCCAATTGGGAGGGCCGTAGGCGCCCCTGAGGCGGGGGTCAGTGGATTAGACTGAGGGAGTCTCTGCAGTGCAGAACTCCAAGTCAGGAGAATCACCCCGATTCTCCCTCCGTAGGCTAAGGGTAGCAACCCTGATTTATAGGAGGCGACATCCTCCATACCAAGAAGGGCGAATCATTCGATTCCCCAACAAGGAGTCTCACTTAGTAGACTCGGGTCTTACACCAAATGGTATAAGACACCTCACCTGGGGATAACCCAACTTCCAATCGGAGCTGTACCCTGGTACATCATAGACCCTTCTCGCCGGTATTGATTCCCGGTTGAATGGAGGCAGCAAGGCTGCTCCTCCCGAGGGAATTCTATGACTCCAGGGACCTCACTTACAAGTGCATGCTCATGGCATACTCATGCCGAAAGGAAGGGGTCCAGAAAGGACTTCTTCCGGTTGGTCTCGC